CTGCTCTTAGAAGAACCAATCAAGATGTTTCTGAGTATACGGCGACGGTAAGGATTGATTACTCAATAACTAATGATGTTTTCAACACAAAAGATTTCGTCATCATAAATATTTAAGATTATGGCAGAAAGAAGAATATCCTATACTGTAAGAGACTTTGCGGCGATCCGTCAGGAACTTATAAATTATACCAAAACATACTATCCCGAACTAATTGATAATTTCAATGACGCATCGGTATTCTCAGTATTTTTGGATTTGAATGCCGCAGTTGCAGACAACCTACATTATCACATCGATAGAAGTATTCAAGAAACCGTTCTTCAATTTGCACAACAAAGATCATCAATTTATAATATCGCGAGGACATATGGTCTGAAAATTCCAGGTCAGAGACCTTCTATTGCATTAGTAGATTTTTCTATCACAGTACCAGCCTTTGGTGATAAAGAAGATGAAAGATATTTGGGTACATTGAGAGCCGGAAGTCAGGTTATTGGATCTGGACAAATCTTTGAAAATCTGTATGACATCAATTTTTCATCACCATTCAATCAAGATGGTTTTCCAAACAGACTCAAAATACCAAACTTTGATGCCAGTGGTAATCTAATCAACTATACCATCACAAAAAGAGAGACTGTTGTAAATGGTATTACAAAAGTATTCAAAAGAGTAATCACTCCAAACGACGTACGTCCGTTCTTTGAATTCTTCTTACCTGAAAAAAATGTGTTGGGTGTAACATCAATTATACAGAGAGATGGAACATCATATTCAAACGTACCAACACCACAAGAATTTTTAGGTGTTAATGGTAGATGGTATGAAGTACCAGCTTTAGCCGAAGGTAGAGTGTTTATCGAAGATCCGACAAAACCATCAGATGATCCATCAATCAAGGTTGGAAGATACATCCAAACACAAGAAAGATTTATAACCGAATATACCCCTGAAGGATTTTTGAAAATTACTTTTGGTGGGGGTACAAATACCGCTGAAGATCAATTACGTGAATTTACCGCTTTGGACGTTCCGCTGAAAATCCAAAGATACCAAAACAATATGATGTCTTTGGGATCAACACCAAAGGCAAACACAACACTATTCATTCAGTATAGAATCGGTGGTGGTCAGGGGACAAACTTAGGTGTGAACGTCATCAACCAAATTGGATCTGTAGATTTCTTTGTAAACGGACCTTCCGATGTAATAAACAATTCCGTAATCAATTCTTTAGCTTGTAACAACGTTACAGCGGCAATTGGAGGTGCAGGGTACCCATCCACCGAAGAGGTCAGAAATTACGTTACATACAACTTTTCGGCTCAAAATAGAGCGGTAACCATCTCCGACTATGAGGCTATTATCAGAAACATGCCAGGTCAATTCGGAGCACCCGCTAAAGTCTCAATCACTGAGAATAATAACAAGATTCTCATAAATGTTTTATCATACGATTCTTCAGGAAATCTTACATCTGAAGTATCACAAACTATGAAACAAAATTTAGCTGAGTATCTATCAAACTATAGAATGATTAATGACTATGTTCAGATCGGAAACTCTCAGGTAATTGATTTGGCGGTTGATGTACAGGCGGTACTAGACTCTACTCAGAATCAGGGAGCGGTCATATCAAATATTATTGATAGAGTTACGACATTCTTTAGTCCAACAATTAGAGAAATGGGTGAAGACATTTTAGTATCAGAATTAAATCGACTAATACAATCTGAAAATGGTGTCATTAGTGTTGGTGAAATTAAGATCTTCAATAAAGTTGGGGGTCAATACAGTTCCTCTCAGACATCGATGCCATATTCAGATGCGGCAACCAAAGAAATATCATTGGTTGATAATACAATTTTTGCAGAACCCAATCAAATCTATCAAGTTAGATTCCCCGCTAAAGACATCACCGTAAGAGTTAAGAATTATCAGACTACAAACTTTTCCTAATCTATAGTTTTCCCAAATTTAGATTACTTTTTATAAAATAGTGGATAAACTATTTATCATAGAAAGTTTGTTTTAATGTCCAAGTCATATAGAATAAGAACCCAAGTAGGTGTAGATAGGCAAATCAATGTACAATTAGATCAAGACTTTGATCAAATTGAGATTCTATCACTCAAGATTAGAAGCGAAGATGTCTACACAAGAATGTGTGCGGATTATGGTGTTGTTGTCGGACGTGTTTTCGCTAATGGTGGTTATGGTATCCCGAACGCCAAACTATCAATCTTTGTCCCAATTACAAGTGAGGATCTAAATAATGAGATTATCAGAGAATTATATCCTTACGAAACTATTGAAGATGTAAATGAAGATGGGTATAGATACAATCTTTTACCTTATGAATCAAGCCATTCGGGTCACGTGCCAACGGGTACTTTTCCAAGTAAGAATGATATCCTTACAAATCCGGCCCTTATTCAGGTTTATGACAAATACTACAAATACACTGTAAAAACAAATGGTAGTGGTGACTTTATGATTATGGGTGTGCCCACAGGTACACAAACTTTAGTTATGAACTTGGACCTCTCAGATATGGGTCCATTCTCACTTTCACCTCAGGACCTCATTAGAATGGGTAGAGCCAGTTCGAGCGACTTCAACTCGGCAACATTTAGTACATCGTCCGATTTTCAATCCCTACCTCAAATTGTAACACTGAATCAGAGTGTCAACGTACAACCATTTTGGGGTCAACCCGAGTTATGTGAGGTTGGGATCGTAAGAAACGATTTCAATTTGGGAGATGTGGGTGTAACTATCGAGCCCACCGCTTTGTTTATGGGATCATTGGTAACAAACCAAAATGATCAAGCCATGTCAAGAAACTGTGTACCACCTTCAGAAATGGGTGATTTGTGTAATTTAAATGCGGGTCCAGGTGAAATTGTTGCCATTAGACAAACCATCTTTCAAGACACAAATGGATTACCTATCTTGGAACAGGCGGAACTTCCAAACGGAGGAAAAGTAATTGACGAAGATGGTACTTGGTTATTGGAGGTTCCCATGAATCTCGACTATGTAACCACAAATGAATTTGGTGAACAAGTATTGAGTCAAGATCCTGAAATAGGGGTGCCAACACAAGGTAAGTACAGATTCAAAGTCAAGTGGGATCAATCACCAAGTTTAGAGTTGAGTGAAACAAGGAGGGCGTATTTCTTAGTTCCAAATATTAAGGAATATGGGTGGAATAATTCATCAACTGATCCTGCCTTTAATTTGAATCCAAGTAGTTCACAATATCAGGATTTCATAGGATCGTATTATTTTGGTTTAGATTGGAGTGGGTATACAAATGTTTCTGAGGCGGTAAATTGCGAAGATACGTTTTATAATTTTCAATATAATAAGGTTTATACAATATCAGGTTTAGTTGACCAATATTATAAAGGTCTAAATCGTGGAAATTTTTTGGGTATCAAAGAGATTACGGATAATACTTGTTCTGATGAAAACAATAAATTTCCTGCAACGGATGGTGTAAGAAACTTTGATTTTTTGTTTTTTGTTACAAATTTATTCTTAACCGCATTTTCACCCTTAGCATTGGTGATTATACCGATACTACATTTGATAGCACAATTTTGGCCTCAATTCAAATGGTTGGTAAGGAATGTAATACCAGTGTGGTTGGGTTACCAAGCGGCACAGAGCTTGGTAAGTTTCATTCAATTGGCTTTTTTGGCCAACCCATGGGCTTTCCTTAGTTTAGCGTATATGGTGATTTATATTGGAGCGGCGCGGTTATTTGTCACCACTGTTCGACCATTATTAGATAATTTTACACTTAAACAGTTTCAATTACCGATGTTGTCATATCCCACCTGTCAAGCGTGTGAATGTTCTAATGATGATATAATTTTACCAAACATTACTACTAATATTTTTACTGGTGCGGCAACTACTAATGTTCAGAAAATAGGTCCTTACAGGGTATATAGTCAATCTAGTTCTTCGTTACTACTAGAATCAAACTCACCTGCAACATGGGGTGTACTAACTGGTGATCCAGGGGATACCGAACCAGTAGGAATTGATCCTGATTTATATAATGGAAATCCGAGCAAAAATTATAACAAATATCAGGCTGACTTGTCTGGTTTTTATTATGGATTAGCGGGATATCCGTTAGTGGACCCTTTGTACGTACAACCAAGTAATAATAATGTTACAAATTTTCTTGAATATGGAAGGGGTAAAGTCAATGGAACACCTGTTGTTAGGACTTATTCAGACAATGATGAACTAGGAATTGTAGGACGAGATATTACGTTATCACAGTCACTTAATCTTATGAACCTTAGAGAGAGATATTTTGAGAATGAAAGTGTAATAATAACCACGATAAATCCAACCACAACAACATCTCAAGCATATACGGATATGCCGATGATTTTGGTTTGTCAACCAGGGACTACTTTATCGGCTGGTGATGTAATAAGTTTTAGGGATCCTGAACAACAATTTGATCCAAATTATAGTGGACAATCAACAAACCAATTTGGTTCAAATTCTATTACTGGTACTTCAGTTTCAGGTCTTAACATTTCAACAAATGTGACATATATCCAACCTAACGGGACTGTTTCAACATCCCAAGTTTATATGAACATTACAAATCAAGATAGAGATTACAATTTCAAAACAGGATTGGAATACTTCCAAGTAATCACAAGTGACAACGCTGAGTCTGTCTATAATAGTTTGAGTCCAAACCCATCACTTCTGAGGAAATATCTATTTGATAAACAACAACAAATTACATATATAGATGCTGGCGGATCGGTTAAGAATGTTACACTAAATTCATTCTTTTCTATCGGAGATAGTTGGAAAGAGTATGTAATTGTGTTTTTGACAAGAGGTGTTGATCCTTGGACTGAAAGACAAGAAATTTCATACGATCTATCAAAATTATATGGGTTTTCGTTGGGTAGTGGGACAGTAGGGGTTTCAGCCTCATACCACATGAATGTACCCATCCAACCAAACACAGGTTCAGGTAGTTGGTATAATTCCTATAAAACGCCTGAATCACACACAGAGCCTTACTCAACATCTAAAATTTTCTTTGAACCGTTTAACTTTATCCCTGACCCTAACCAATTTACTTCAGTACAAACCTTTCAACCAAGATTTTATTCTTCATTGGACAAATCAACTTTAAGTTTTAGACCTTATAATGGTGATAAGAGTGTTGGACAGTTCTTAAACTCTAATATATCTGACAATGGAGTTGTGTTACAAAAGATGAAATTTTTTGATATAGATTATCAAGGAGTTGTTGAGGGTGGAACTCTAATAGGGTCATCCGATGGTCAAAACCAACAGAATTTGTTGCTTATGGATTCGAGACTTTATTCACCATCATATAGAAATTTTCCGACTATTCAAGCAACCAATATTACCTTTATTAGTGGTATAAATAATGCTAAATTGGTTATGAGATCGGACAGATTACCTTCTTCAGACGGTTTCCAAATTACAACGTTTGCACCATATGCGGGAGCGGGTAACACCATGATGCTTCACCAAAATTCTAATTTCAAAATTTATTCGATTGCAAGTAATGGTGAAGGTTCATTATCAACACCATTTAGTTTCGATTTAGGTATCGGGTCTCAGTATGAGGATAGTGGGTTAAATAATAATTTTGATCGTGTGTTAGATACCTTTAGTTGTAATGGTATGGTTCCCTTAAAATGTTATAGTGTCAATTCAAACGGCGAATTGGAAATATTGGACCCGTGTCCGGCAAATGAAGATCCTGTAAGAGTACAAGGTGGTTGTTATGATTTATTGTCACCTGATGAAAATGGAAGTTATATACGTACAATAAGACCGGCGATCGAGAATTATTTTGAATGGGCTCAAAGATTTAGATTGACATTCGCAATTTGTAGAGGCGTATTTTCACACATTTTTGTGAATTCATGGGTCAACGGAACTTTGTTTGCTTTTCCGTTTAGAAATAAACCAACTTTCAACTTAAACAATCAACTTGAGGTAAGACGTAAAATTACAGTTCCAACCCCTTTTGGACCACAACAAAAAGTTTCATACTCTTTCTGTTCAGATACAATAGCGTTTGAACCTAATTCTAACAACTTCTATTATCGTTCGTCACCATGGAATGGAAGTAAATTTATTGGAAAAAAAGCGCCTGTAACAACTGGAACGATTGTAGGTGGTGCATCCTTTACACCGTTGAACAAATATAACTTATTGTTTCCAACAACAATTATGGACTTGGGACCGAAATATTTTTGGACTAAAGATGTAAACTTGTCTCCCGATTACTATGGATATCAGATGGACAAAATGAACCCAACAACTTGGAATGAAGTGACCAATTTGATTCAATTATTTACAATATCAAGGTTGGTTAATATTACATTTTTGGAAAGTATTTTTAGTAGTGGTGATGCTGCTTTAAGAGGTTATTTCAGTAGAGACGGACAGAGAATAGATGGTGACTATGCACAGATGTTACAAATCAACTCCCAATATGGGGTTTCACCACTTAATGAAGGAAACTACGTTGACGATCCAACAATACCAGGTGACAACCCAATTTATATAACACCTGATCTACAAGGCAACCCTGTGTTTGGTGTTTATTATAATTCATACCCCTCAGATAGAGATTTGATTTCACCACGTAGGATTGACAGAAACACTACAGGGTCTACTTTGACTGCAGACTATTTAGGTACTAAATCTCAATTAGTTCCATTCTATAATTGGAGAAATAATGGATGGTCAAACACACCCGAAAATTCAATTTTCGGAAATGATAAAAACTCGTGGTATACCGATTATAACAATTTACTGAATTTGGGTAACAATATTTACAGTGAAAAATACCAAGAATTAGATAGATTAAATGCGCCATACTTCTTGGGTAATAACGGACTAATTCAAAATCAACAAGGATACATTTTCCAAAGAAATGCCTCGAACCAATACGACCCACAGAACACAAGTCCAAATAATTTTTCAACTATCACATCTGCTCCGTGGTATTTTTACTTTGGTTTGAAGGTTGGTAGAACCGCTATGGATAAATTCAGACAATCATACATAGGTGGAGAATGAGTAATAATCAGTATAATGTAATCAAACCTGACTTACAGTTTGCCTCGGCACCTGAAAGTGATATTTCTATCAATACCTACTTGGATCAAACACAATCCGAAGTAATTGATTATGATAGAACCGTTACGGTTAATTTAGCAACATTATTTGATAATGAAAGAAATCAGTCAAATACGTTTAGACCCATTCTCAAAATGTCTTACATATACGAGAATTCGTTAGTTGGATCTACTCAGTATGAAATTTATCGTGATAGGTTATATTATGTAAATCCTGAACAATCAACACCTTTACTACTTGGAAATAACATTTGGAGTGGATTACCTTCTTATCAAGAATTTGAATTTATAAGAACTGACGCTACAAACCCACAAGTTTCCTACAGAGCCAAAAGTGCATCATCATACAATTGGAGTGTTGTTTACTCATATCCTTATTTGAATGATCAAAACGTACCGATGGATTATTACTTTGAAGATAGTTCATCACTACCTTCGTGGGTTTCGGGTGATGGAATCCCATTCTACATTTCAACAGGAGCTGATAATGGATTACCTATCATACAATTTAATTGTATTGTAGAACATGGTCTAACTGAGGGTGAATGGGTTGAATTGTCATTTGGATATCAGGGAACTAACACATTTCAAGTTTATTCGTTGGGTAACGGAACTGAGAGTTCTAATGAGTACGTGTTCAACTTAGAAAATGTTGGTTATACCGGAACAACTTTCGACACAGGTAACGATGGTACATTTAAAAGGATTGTTGATATCAATAATTCTGGTGAAACAAAATCAATTTACTATGTGAGAGTTCACAAAGTAATTACAAATCCTGACGATAGTTTGATTACATTGAACGGATTTGAATTGAATTCTTTTCAAGACTTCGCGGCGTATCAATTCTCATCCCTGACACCTAACAATATTTCTTCGGTGGCTAAGTGGCAAAGTTCAAACAGTTATAATATCACCGTCGCCCGTGATTTGGAAATTACTGAAAGGTTGTTAGACAATAACAACAGACCTGTGAGTCAAATATTTGCAACATTTCAAAATGTTGGACACTATGGATGGTGGAATAAACTTAGAAGAGGGTGGGAATTCAATATGTTACCAGGTCAAACAAATCCTTGGTGGGATTCCACAAATGGACTTTCGGTCGAATCAAACTCCACAACAACATATACAAGAAACGTCAATGGATCTACCGTGTGTGTGAACCCTCCTGACTGTTATACATTTACCGTAAACTTACCGAGAGTGAGTGGTGATACTTTATATGGTGATTGGTGTGAGTTCAACAATATCACACAACGAGAAAGGGTGATATCAAAGTATATGAACAAAATAACTTATTACACCAAAGGTTTTGACGTATCAGATCAACCAACTTCAAACCCTAATGGGTACTATTACCAAGTTCATTTTCCTGTTGTACTAAAATATTTTTCAGATTATATAGAATCTGCTGACGCAGATTTTGTTCAGGGTATACCGAACTACGCCTACTATAGTCAGAGTCTTCAAAGTTGGTTATGGAGAGATCTTTACCCCTTAGGATTTATCGATACTAACGGAGATGGTGTTGATTATCCATTTTTGAATGATAGTCACTATCCATTTACGGATATAATTTTTAGATTATACCCTGAGGGTGCGTCATTTGACATAAATTCATTATACTCGATCGTACCTGATCCAATTATCGATGGCTGTGAATAATAGAAGAATAGTAATCCCGAACGCGGTGGGAACAACCTTGGACATTCCAATTGAACAAACATGGGATTTTCAAGGATTACAAGAATCAATTGAACAATACGAACTAAGTGTGTTGGAACAAATCCTCAATAAAGATGAAGATTTTGAGGTAACCCGTTTTGCACATG